TTTGGATGTGGACTTGATGCCCCCTGAACGGGCACAGTAGGATTTTTTGCGGGAAGGCTGGTCCTTCTTGATCGTCAGACCCCCTTTGACATCACCGAAACGTACAAGACGCACGGTGTCCCCCTCCTTTGCCAGCACCTCAAACTTCTTCTTTCCGTCTGTGGCACGACGAGGTTTGTTGTAACCAGAGAAGGTCTTCCCACGGTAAGTAATTGCCATCAGAGTAACCCCTTGAAAATCTTTTCCAGCACCGGAACACTCATGGAGTTGCCCAGCATCATGTACCTGCGGGTGTCCGAGGGTCCTGCCGTGTAGTCGTCCGGCAGTCCAAACAATCTCTCTACCTCGGTTGGGGTGAATCGCCTCATGCTCCCGTCTTCCATCCGCACTGCGTTGTAGGGGACCCCCTTGTACATCACTCTGGGAACGGTTCGTGCTGTCGGACGGGATACGTCATAGCCATGCCGCTCAAAGTGAGTTCTGCCGGATTTCCCTGCAGGTCGGTTCATGTAGTCCACTGCCCGATCACTCAACTGATATTTTTCTGGGACCTCTGCATCGAGCAGGTCTCGGAATGGGGGGATGCTCTCAGGACGGGAGGGGTCAATCGGCATGTTTGTGAAGAACATGCGGGGTCTGGACATTGAGGAGACTTCCTTTGCATCCAGTATGATGGGTTCAGCTTCCAGGGCATCTCGGATGATCTTTACATCATCAGACTGCATGGAACCCTTGGGGATCACATTCTCAAAGACAAAATTTCTGGGCTGGACTTCGTCCTTCAGTCGCTTGTATTCCCAGAACAGAGAGGACCGATCACCTTCCAACCCCTTGCCTCCGACATTTCCACGACTCAGATCCTGACAGGGAGACCCACCACACATCAGATCCACCTCACCTACCTGATCCGCCTTGATGCCTCTCACATCTCCAAGGTCTGCACTGTCTGGATAGTTCTTTTGCAGGACCCCCTTCGCATACGGATCGATCTCACTGGACAGATACTCTCCCACGGGAATTCCCAGACGATCCAAAGCAACCCGTGCAGCACCCAACCCATCAAACAGACTCAACACCCGCTGGGGTCTCAGGCGATTGACCCGATCCTGTGCAGCAAAGGCACGGTCTCGATCGATGTCTGCAGCATAGGCAGTCATCGGGTTGGTTGGTTCTCCCAGGATTGCCGTTAAGCGTTCCGGTGAGACCATCCCCAGAATGTCCAAGAAACTCAACTGGTCCAGCAGTCCTGGTTCACGGGTTGCCCGTATGGTAGAACCTCTGGAACCATACCGTTTTGCCATCTGTCTCCAGATAATTCGGATTACTCAGATTACCGGAAACTGCAGCAAGAATTTGCAGAAGATGCAAGTTAAATGTGTGTTAGTCCTCGTCCTCCTTGATCCGCGATGGAGTGGGTCCGACCTGCCCCTGGTACTTCCCTCGGTACGGTCTCTTGGATTGTCCATGTAGATTGTGCATCACCAGCTGGCAGATCCGCATGTTGGGCTTCAGCAGTACCGGAGCATTTGATTGGTTCACCAGTTCCAGCGTGATCTGTCCCACAAACCCTGCATCGATGAAACCTGCATTCTGCACCTGGATGCCCAATCTTCCGACACTCGATCTGCCATGCACCACGGCACACATGTGGTCTGGAATCTTGATCAGTTCATTGGTGCTGGCAAGCACAAACTTCTGTGGGTAGAGCACAAAGGTCTCAACGGGTGCCAGTTTGTGGGGGTAGTCCTCTGTGACCGTGATGTACGGGCGATCCTCCGGCAAGTGTGGGACCAGGTAGTCCTCTGCCAGAGTGAGATCCACACTGCAGGGTCCGAGATGTACATCTGAAGGGATGTAGCCAGAGTGGATCAATTCCATCAGTTTTTCGTCAGATAGGACCATAAAAATTTCCTATATATATATGGTATGAATTACTGAAGAATTTCGGGGGGATTTGGTTGGAAAAAGTTGGAACCTCAAACCACTCCTCCTACGTTCCTCCTCCTCCCTCTCTTCTTCCTCCGATACTGCCCAGATGCTCCTGCTGCTGTGCTTGCAAAGGTCAGCACCAGGGAGTCGGCAAAGTCTGTCGATCTGCCCAACCGTTTCTTGGTCTCGGCCTTACTCTCCACGATCATCTTGCCACTGCTGTTGAACGAGTATCTTGGGGCCGTCAGGTCTGCAATCAAAGAATCATCATTCGGGATCTGCACCTCTTCATTGAACCATTGCTTCGTCAAGTCCCAGAGTTCTGCACGGAGATTGGCGTATCTGTCTGCCATTGCAGGGGATTCACTGACATTGACCCCACGGGCACTGATGTCGAGTTCCCTGAGACGATCCAGCACTCCTGCCCCCAATCCAATGCTGTCCACCAGGATTTCTTCTGGAGGTTCGTCACTGCTGTGCAGGAGATCCAGCACCCGTCCAGCCAGTTCCATCAATGAGAGTTTTTTCCAGCTGTGCAGTTCCATCAGGTGTCTGCCCTGGCGGATGCAGAGGACACTGGCATCGTCTCCGTACCTCGCCACGTCCAGGCCCCAGACGACAGGGGTTCCCTCCGGTTGCTCGACTACTCGCTTTGATGCCTGCTCCACGGCATGCAGGGAAATCAGAGTGTCGTCCTCGGCAAGAGGGAACTCCCCCAGCACTCGCACTCGGAAGGCGTTCGATTCCTCTCCATACTTGATCTTCAGTTCCTCAATGAAATCCTCACTGACCAAGTCACTGTCCAGGCAGGATACCCTCCTCGTCCACCATCGGTCTCTCAACCTCGTATGCGTCTCATAAAAATACCCACTGTTCCTAGTGCCGTTGCCGATCAGCAGGACCGAGGCATTGTGAGAGGACATCGAGGAGTATGCACTGACATAGACCTGCTCTGGGATTGCACTCGCCTCATCGAAAATCAATAGAACATTCTCTGCGTGAACTCCTGCCATTGCCTCTGGGGACTCTGCACGACTGGTCCTGGCACTGATGAACGCCTCGGTGGGACTACTTGCCAACTCGATCCGGTCGGATTTCATTTCCAGCAGTGATTTGATGGGATTCGGCAACTCCTTGATCCATCTTTTTACTTCTGCGAACAAGGCATCGTACAACTGGGAGGCAGACGGTGCTGTGCAGACAATCTTGACAGGGTAGCGGGTGAGCAAGTACCAGATCATGAGCCAAGATGCACAGGAACTCTTGCCACATCCATGTCCAGAGACTACCGAGAGCAAGGATCGTTTGTCCTTGCCTACCTTCTGCAAGACCTCCCGTTGCCAGTCCTGGGGGGTCACGCCCAGCAGGTCCTCGACAAATAAATCTGGGTGTTTTTCGTAGGTCAGGATCAGTTCAGAGAGTTGCATTATTCGTCTCGTAGATCGTCAATGATGATGGCACCTTCCTCTCCCCAGATTTTCTCAATCTCCAGTTTCCAGACCGTTGAGTCCTCCTTCAGCAGTGCGTCCATCAATGCCTTGCACAAATTGTCTGCATCCGGCCTCTGCTGGTGCGGGGTTGCGACCTTCTGCAGTCTCTTCTTCTTGGACCAACTGCTGGGCATTGGCACGATGAACCTCGCACGGAAAGCATCCGGTAACTCCCAACCCTCTGCCTGACTCCGCAGTTCATCACAGAACTCACGGTACCGGATTACGACCTTTCGCTTGGCCCAGACATCTCTGCGGGTCATCCTGGGCTTGGCAACGGGGGAAATTTTAAAAATTTTTAGCATGAGATCCGACTTAGCGATTAGGTAGGGGTATGGGGGGGTCTGGTTCACCATGCATATTCTCACTGGGTTCCAACTTCCGTTCTGTCTTCTTGTAGTACTGCAACTCAAAACGAACCCCATCCACCTGGAAGATATACTGCTGTTGGCATTGGGGGTTGTCACAATCCACTTCCACAGTAGGAGAACTGTTTAACCAACCTATCCACATCCCTGCTACATCTGTTTTGTTGTCGTGCCCACAGTCAGGACAGTTGCTGTAAATACAAAGAACCTCCAAATTGCAGGGGTTGCCCTCTTCAGGATTGTTGTACCTCTGGTTCCATTCGTCTTTGGTCAGTTTCTTCATTGGTTATTCTGGGAATAGGTTGGAGAGGTAGAGGGGTGCGCCCACGCACCACCCCCTCGGTTCGACCACCCCTGGGGGGGTCTGCGAAAATTGAGCTCTGGCCCCAGATGTTGCCCTTTTTGTTGCCCTTTCCAGCCATATCCTGCTCGATCCCAGTTTTTCTGCGGTATGTCGGTTCCCACCCTCGCCACCAACTGATAAAATCTAATCGAACTCATGCCCCAGTATTTATGCGGCACAGAGCAGATAAAAGTTGTATCAGGATCGCGAGTGCGTAATGTTGTCAATCCTCCCTTTTCTCTATCTCCGCCTTGCGTTTCGCAATCTTCTTCATGGTGTCGAGATGTTCCTGCCTCATGGAATGCTCAACGTTCACCGTTTTGTTGGTTCGTTCAGCCAGCAGTTCTGGATGGTACTTCGCACAGATCCACATCCTTGCTCGTATCGAGACATCGGCAGCTCTCGGATCAATCCGACCTTGTTCACATTCCATAGCCAGAAACTCAATATGCTCGGCATGTTTCATGGCACGTTGGTTCAAGGCCGCGAGGTATCGTTCACGGTTCTCCTGTCGGTTCAGTACCCGATAAAGATTACTCCGATCCAGACCATACTGTTCTGCAGTCACCTGCAGTGACTTCCCTTCAGCAATATCATCACAGAACTGATCCACC